CTGAATTAACAGGAACTGCTTTTTCAATTATCATCACCTTATTACGATCTCTTTGACCACCATTGAAGTTAAATGATCTTTCAGTTTTTAAAGCATTAACAATATCATCAGATTTTAGTATATCCTTTGCCTTCTTGTCAATACTCTTTACATCACTTTTAAATTTTGCTGCTATTATTGAAGCATTTTCTTCTTCAGGTTTTTCATCAGTTGGTTCTTCCTTTCCTTTACCTTTAAAGAAGTTTGTAATAAAACCTTTTACACCATCAACTAATCCAACAGTATCATCCTCTTTCTTTTCGTTGTCTTCATCCTCTTCTCTAGACTCTTCAGTTTCATTCCCACTTCTTTCCTGTGCCTCCTTATTTTTTATATCGTCAATCAAATTATCACTTGGAACTCCCTCAACGGAATCACTATCTTTGGTTTTGTTATTACCAGAATCATCACTTGAATCTGTAGTTGATTCTTTGGGTTCAGATTTAGTGTCGTCTATTTCATTTTTACCTTCATCCTGACCTCCTTGAGTAGTAGGTGGTTCTGGTGTATCTGGAGGCACTATCAAATCCTCAATATCCTGTTCACCATCCTCTTTTAAATCAAAAAGTCGTCCACCTTGATTATATCCTGCTGCGACATCAAGTATATCTTTACTCACTAATGCTAAATTATTATTCGCACTTTCAAGTTCGTCATCATTTGATTTCTTTAATCCAAGCAAATCTATTTTAGGCAATCTAGATATTGCATCTGTTATTCCAATTCTAATACTGCTTAAAAAATCACCAATATAATCAATAAAGTTAGTTAAAATAGTTGTTACTTTTCTTACTCTATCAATTAATCCACTTATGGCTCTTATGATGCCTGGTAATTGATTTACAAACCATCCTATTAAAACAATACCAAAGAAATCCATTATTCTTCCTAAGAATCCTTTTGTGCTTCTTGATACAAGAGCACCTTGTCTTTTGGTTACACCTTGAACTGTTGATGCTTCTAATTCATCTTCACGTTGTATTCTTCTGGCATTTTCTCTTCTTTTTCTGAAATAGGCATCATCTTTACCAATCAAAGTCCTTTTAAACTTATTAGATTCGTTTGTCTGTTGTGCTATTTCTGAAGCAGTAGTTCTTGCCTTGAATAATCCTTTCGTAAAATTAGTCACAGAGTTGCCTATCGCCTTAATGCTGATTGATGATTTAAGGACTGCATCCCTTCTTGCTCTAATATCTGACATTATACCACCACATTATAAATTGATTCAGTTAAACCAACAAAATTATTTGCAAAATCAGATGTTGGAATATTAGGAAGTTGATCACCAGGTGACTTAGTACTTACTCCACCAGCAGCTGCGTTGGCATTTACTCCAGATTGAGTGTCAGGTAATTTTACATACTCTATATCTGAATTGTTTACTTCTTCAGATAATTGACCGCTCACATTTGCCTCCTGTTTCCTATTAATTGGAACGATATTATTAGATGTATCTCCAGATTTACCACTTGCAGTTACAGTGGTAAATGTTTTGCCCTCATACTCACTCCCGCTAGATGAAACATCTGCTGCCTGAGCATCACTAGTGCCATCACTAGTGCTTGGAGGTGCACCAGTGATTTTATCTGATAATTGCTCTGCCTTACTACCTACGAATGAACCTATGAGTGCAAGACCTATACCACCTATCAAACTACTTGCTGGTTCAGGTGCGATAAGCATTGCTGTTAAAAATGGTGTTAGTGTACCAATTAATTTAGAACCCGTACCAGCTATCGCTTGAGTATTTGTTTGACCCTCTTTTTTTCTTCTTCTAAAGTTAAAAATTGATTCAATTCCCTCAAAAGCTACGAAAATTGGTCCTCCTAATTTTTGAAGAAGTCCTTTACCACCAGCTTTTGTTCCACCCTCTACAGCACCTGTTACAACTTTCTTACCAAAAGCAGTTTTAAAGAAATTAGTAATCGCTTTTTTTATGCCTGGACTCTTAAGAACTTGTTTTCCACCAACACCTATTCCTAAAAGTGTTAATAAATTTTTAGGGTTGAGTAACTTTAATAATCCACCTCCACCACCTTTTGCATTTATTATTCTACCAGCCGCTGCTTTTACAAATTTGAAAAAATTACCAACGTTTCTTCCTATAAAATTTATTACTGCAGAAAATGGTTTTTTAATTAAATTTCCAAACGCAAATTTAAGAGTAAGTCCTGCAAGACGACCAACAGATCCAATTATCTTTGTTACACCAACTGTGAGTCCAATACCAATGGTGCCTAAAATTGCCAAGTCTGTTAAAAACTTCGTTTTAAACTCATTCAATGCGTCAATATTACCTTCTGACCCTAATCTTATAAAAGTTAAAACTTTATCAGTCAACCATCCACCAGCAAGAATAAGTAAGAAGTTAGTTAATCTACTTAAGATGCCTTGTGCAAAGGTTGCAACTCTTCTAACAGGAGACAATAATGCTACTTGAATTTTCTTTTCTAATTCTGACTCTTTACCTTCTCTTAGTCCTTGCTCAGCTAATATTGCCTCTCTCTTTTGCTTTCCTGCTTCTCTTTGTCTTTGTAGAGTATCACTTATTGATAAGTTATTTTGTATTACTGATAAAGAACCATTTAAAGATCCAACTTGATCTGCTATATTTGTAAGTTGACTTGATACAGTTGAAAGAGTTAGTGAGTTCTGACTAAGTAAACTTGTAGTTTGTGGATCTGGCTGAGCAACTGGTGGTGGAACAGCACGACCAGTAAAGATACTAGAAGAAACACTCCTTCTGATACCTCTGATGCCTCCTGCTATTGGGGATTGTAACCCTTGTTCCTCATCCATTACGCTCTTGTTGTGCTTTTAGATTTTCCTCTTCAATATATTGTTGTAAGAGTGAGATGTATATTTCTCTCTCCCAAGGAATCATATTTTCAAGTTCAGTTAGACTGTACTTGTGATGCTGCATCATTGCAAAATTGACCTTATAGTATGACACAAGATCTTCATGTGCCATACTTATGCGAAAAAACTCTGCAGCCCCTCAATTTTTATTTCACTTTCAACTTTAGTATTTGGATTAGTCACATTAATTTTATGTGCTAATTTTGGCATTGTCTCAAAGAATTTTTCAATCATCTTAAATTGGTTAGAGTTAAGTGACTCAACAAAATCAGATAATTCTTTCTTTGTACATTCTTGATGTGACCAAGATTCCTCTTCAGTATACACTTGATCAATACATTGAGCAATTAAGTCAAAAGTATCATCAACTTTCATATCGTTTACATTATCAAAATTTGTTTTAATAAACTCACTCAACGAAGGATATTTCATTCTTAATGTATATTGGTCATCAAGTTGTATATCAGTTGAATGTTCTTTATCCTTTTGGATTTTAATATCGTCAATATTAATTGACATAGGCACTTGTGTTTTTCCATCATCTGGACAAGTGACCATCACTTCTATCTGCTCTCCAACTGACTTTCCACGAATATTTAAGAACAAATATTCAATATCGAAAGTTGCAAGTTTTTCAACTTTGATTCCCTTTGATAAAATACATTTTGCTATCACATCCTTTACTGCTCTAGCAATTTGTTTTGAATCTTGAGATTCCATCGCTAAAATTAATATTTTCTCCTCTTTGACTAGAAAAGGTCTATATTTAATTTTTCGATTAGACGATGGTAAAGTCAACTCATAAGTTGGAGTTGATATGGTTGGTAATGGCATAATAATTACAACACTTCAGTATGATTATTTATAGGGTATATTAGAAACGATTTTATCCTTGTCTGAGACTATCTCCTAATTGTTTTATAGCATCTGGGACACTATTACCTCTTTCATAATCGATACCCCTATTTAACACATTAAAACTTGCTCGCATTGCTGTGTTGAGTGACTCAGTATTTTTTCTTGCTGTGAATAATTTTGCTCTCTGGTCTCTTCCCCTTTGATCATTCAAATCTATACCTAAAGCTCTTGCTAATGATGAAGATTCTCCACATACGTACCTGTCAAAACTGAATTGGGCGGTTGCTTTTAATATTTGAGAATTATTATATGATACTCTTGTAGAATTTAAAGAAATAGGAAATAGTCCAATAAATCTATACTCTAAAAATTGTGAATGATTTCTTTCAAACTTTACTATTCTAGTGTCATTAGATTTATATTCTTTAGGATATTTCATTTTAAAATGATAAGTATCAGATGTTGGATCAGCGATTGAACCACTTGCTATAAAATCAATCCAATGTTCTAAAAATTTAAGAGATTTATATTCATTGTCAACATAAAATTCTAATGAAATTTGTGTAAATTGTCTTGTATGTGCAAATCTTTCAGTAAAACCTTGAAAATCACCTGTTGTATTTACAGATGCTAAAGCACTGCCAGGTAATACAGCATCACTACAAAGCAATCCAACGTTATCAGATACAAAACGATCATTTATCCCTTTTTGCCTTAAATATGTTCTACAATTTCCTCTTGGTAGTACAAATTTAACAAGAAACTGTGATGACAAAGATACGTTTTGTAACTTTGGCATTATATCTGATATTCCTCTTGGTCTTGGTGCTGCCACTCTAAATACTTTTATAGTATAGTTATTTAGATGGCTTATAAGGGAAAATACTATCCTTCATTTCCCAGAAAGTATAAAGGTGATCCAACTAATATCATTTACAGATCACTTTGGGAAAGAAAGTTTATGGTGTATTGTGATAAAAATGCAAAGATATTAGAATGGGGAAGTGAGGAAATAGCATTACCATATCGTTCTCCACACGATAATCGTATTCATAGATATTTTCCAGATTTTTATATCAAGGTTCAAGAGAACACGGGTAAAATAAAAAGATACCTAATTGAAGTTAAACCACTGAAGCAAACAACTAAACCTAAAAAACCAAAAAGGCAAACAAAAGGTTACATTCGTGAAGCATTTGAATATGCAAGAAATCAAGCAAAATGGAAAGCAGCACGAGAATATTGTGCTGACAGAATGTGGGAATTTAAAGTAATTACAGAAAAAGAGTTAGACATATGAGTCGTATAGATCCTATAATGAAAAATCTTATCGGTACGGAAAGTCCCGATGATTTAGCAACAGAAATATTAGATGTGTTGACTGAAGGGAGTAATGTTCCTGAAGCAGGTAACTATTACGTCTTTGTATATCGTGCAAAAACACCTGGCATTGCATATGACTCACATCCACTTGTTGCTGTAACTGATGTTTTCCAATGGGGATTCAAAGGATTAAACTATCATTGGGGGGAAATGCGACAATATACATTTCCAGAG